TACCTGATCCTGCATGACAAGAACTTGATCGGGCGGCCGGACAGATACTTCGTGGATCGGCGTCGAGATACTGATATCGGCGTCAACCAGGTGCAGGTGTTCTTCTGGCTGGCCGGCGAGAACACGACCGACATCATCATCATGAATGTCTACAAGCAGGTCCAGGATGTCGGCAACGCACAGAACACGCTCGACATTCCATTCAGATTTCAGGAGGCCTTCGTTGCCGAACTGGCTGCCAGGGTGGCAGTGAAATACAACGAGGCAAAGTGGCAGGCGCTCCAGATGATGGCTACCGAGGAATGGACGTTAGCCCACGATGAAGACAGGGACACGGCACCGCTGGTGATATCGGCGAACTACTCAAGATTACACGGGAGACCATGATGGCACTTTCACGTTCGATGAAGAATCTTATGCACGACTCTGCGATGGCCAGGCGTGGAGGTGGAAATCCAGGCGGTGGCGGTATGTCGGGCATGGTCGGCCGAGCGCTTCAGCAAGCCAGAGGGCAATACAATCCAGGACCGTCGCGACCAGGTCCGGAAGCGCCGTCTGGCCCTATTGGAGGTCGTCGAGGTCCAGTGCTCTCTGAGTTGCCGACCGCACGGAGTCGTTTTGGTAAAGGGATGCAGAAGGCAGGGCAGCGAGGCGGTATTGCCGGCATGATACGCGGTGGTGGCCGGAATCCCAGGACCGGTGGCCCTGGTTTGCCTACCAGTGCAGGCGGCGGGTTCCTCGGTAAGCGCAACGCAACGAGTGGCGGAGTTAGTCTCCCGCCAAGAGCCAGTCGGGCGAGTGGCATGCAGCAACAGCAGGCCTTGATGAAGGCAAAGATGCAGCAACAGCAGCAGCGAGGAGCCGGCGGCGGCGTGATGGGGCGTCCAGCAGTCCAGCCACGGCCACCGGGCGGCACGTTCGGGTTCGCGGCTCAAGGCGGCGGCGGTACGCCGGCACTGCAGCAGGCAACCGCAGGCGCCAGGATGCAGCAGCAAGCAGCCACGGCTCGAATGCCTGGTGCGACCTCGGCCGCAGATCAAGCGGCGAAATTCCGAGCAGCCCGTCCAGGCATCAAGACCGCACCAGCTGGCGCATTGGGCGGAGCCGCAGCGAGAGCGCCTGCAGCGCTTGCTAAGCCACGAGGCCAGTCTATTGCGTCACGGATTGGTGGCCAACAGGGACCGCCGGCACGCAGAGGCGGCATGGCTCGAGCGTTAGGTAGCGGCGGATCACGGCGTCGGATGCTGAGGTGAGTACGTGCCGAAGCGATACGCTAAGGGAAAATTTGCGGTAGGCGAATGCGCCAGGTCAGGCAGAAAAATGATGCTGAAGGACATGGTGTCGGACGGTTACTACCCGAGCCTTGTCGTGGACCCGTCGTGGTACGAGGGCAAACATCCGCAGGAATCCCTGCCTGAGATCGAGGATCCGGTATCGCTGTGGCGGCCGGCGCCGGAGCGTGATCTGTCAGGCGGAACGCTCACTTTTCGACCAGGAGACGGGCTGTTCACCGGGTTCGCGATAAGGTGTCTTTCGATTGATGCGGTGGATGATATACCAGCCCCAGACCCGGATATTGACGCCTACACCCTCACGACCGCTGATATCCCTTTCACGATTGCTGGCAACAACCACCTGACTCCGATCTTCAATATCGCCGGAGACAGAGTCTACTTTTCCAGGACAACGTCTTGGGAGACATGGCAATACAGCATGTCAACGCCGGGCAATCTCGCATCGTTGTCGTTTGAACTCACCCATCAATGGGGTGTTAACACTCAATTCCAGCGGGGGATGACACTAAATAAAGATCGCAGTAAGGCTTACAAGATACGCACGGTCAGTTCGTCGGGCGATCAGTTCATATCTGCCGATCCGTTCTCTGTCACGGAACTTGGCGAGGTTGCTGGCGGGAACCCGGAAGTCTTGACAGGCGTATCAGGATTAAGTGTAGCCATCGGCACTCCTACGTCACCCGTTTCTTTCGTCGTAACACCCGACGATTTGAATCTATTCGTACAGTCTATCGACCCTGGCGACCGTGCGATTTACCATTATCAGATGAGCGTGGCGGGAGACGCTGGCACTGCTACGTCTCAAGGCCAAGCGTTAGATGCGAGCAGCGAGTTTGCAACTCGATTACTTGGAATCATCTACACCCCTGATGGAAGCAAACTGTTTGTGCTGGGCGATGACGGCGGTACGCTTCGTGTTGCTCAGTACGATTTAAGCACGGCGTACGATGTGAACACTGCTGTCTACAGTGGCATACGAATTACGGTCACTCCATTGAGCGAAACCCTACTCTCGCTGTTCGTATGGGCAAACCCATCGGGCGGCTTCAAGCTGTACCTCACATGGCCGACTGGCGGCGCTAGTAATGGCTCGGCGTGGCGGTACGATCTGTACGACGCGCCCTAATGAGAATTTAATATGCCTTCATCGACATCATTTAGTTACGACGACCTGATCGCGGCCCTCAGTGCCTGGCTCGAGGAGACCAGTGAGGAGTTCATCGATAATCAGAACAGGATCGTGTCGCTGGGCGAGAGCCGCCTGACGACTGACCTGAACTTTGAAATCTTCGACCGGGTGATCACAGGCGATTTGACGCCGGATCAATACGATCAGGCGATCAAGCCATCGGACTGGCAGGGAACCAGGTCGCTGCATCTTCGAGATCCCATCGCCAGTACTGATGCTGACTTCGCCGACGTAGTGCTGTTGCTGAGCCTGGACGGTTTGGATGGTGCCACAGTTGCGGTCGATGACTCGCTGCTCAATAACGACGTGAATTTCCAGGGAGCCATAGTCTTAGATACGACAATCAAAAAATTCGGCACAGCGGCGCTCGATGCCGATACTGATGATCCTTTGGACTTTCTCGAAATTCCTCACAATACAGCCTTCCCGGTGCTTGCCGGAGATTGGACGATTGAGTTCCAAGTCAACACATTTGACCAGGTTGGCGCTCATGATTACATCAATCACGGCGATGGGGGCACCGGCACCACTAACTGGAGTGTGATCAATGCAAACGGCACTTTGTTCTTTAATTACGCAACTGGAGGCGGCGGTCTTAATAACTTCCTTGGTTTTGGCTCGATGGGTCCGAACAGCACTTTTCAGCACATTGCCATCACGCGGCTAGGCAACGATCTGTTCGCTCATGTAGATGGCGTGAAATCTGGTGCCACTTTTGATGTAACGGGAGTAACGATCGGAGGCACCGGAGCGATACCGATCAACATCGGCTCAAGAAACGAAAGTGGCGCGACTCCAAACATCGCAGATGCAAATGCGTCTATCGATGAAGTTCGCATTACCGTCGGCACGGCTCGATACACGACAGCAAATTTCACGGCTCCGACTCAGGCATTTCCAACCGGTGCCTCTGCTGGCCCGAGACGCTACCTTGAGCGCAGGACCTACGAGTGGTGCCTGGACTTCGAGCCTGACGAGACAGCGACGGCCGAACCGAAATACTACGCTGAGTTTACCGAGACCGAGTTCTTCGTGGTGCCGCCACCGGACCTCGCGTATGGCTTCGAACTGCGCCAGATACAAACACCTGACGCCCTGGCGCCGGGTAACCAGAACACATGGCTTGGTGACAATGCCGGCGATCTGCTCTTGTACGCTTGCCTGCTTGCCTCTGACGAGTTCCTGATCTCCGATCCTGCGGACATTGATACATGGCGGCAGAGCTACTCTGAATTGATGCCGTCCCGAAAGATGGAGCTTCGGCGACAGTGGCGTGGCGATTACGATCCTGTTAAGTCTGCGGCTGAGACAGTGAGCATAACGGGATGAGTATTAAAACCGGCACAGCGTTCCAGTTCCTTCACGATCAGTGCATCGAGGGCATCCATGATGTCAGGAACGATGTGCTGTTTTTTGCCATGTACACGACGCTGGCGGATATCGATCCGGTAACCGTCGATGACCAGGCATCGATCACTGACGAGCTTGTCGGCAACGGGTACACGGCCGGCGGCGAGCAACTGACGCAGACAATTATCTACACGCCGGGTGAACCCGAGCGACCGTCAATCGATTTCGCTGACTTGGTCTTCGGGCCAGGAGCGACCTGGGGAATAGGCCCATCAAATCCTGAGGCAGCGCTGGGCGCCGTCATCTATAACACTACAGCAGGACCACAGCAGAATAAGGTCATGTGGGTCATCAGTTTTAGAACGCCCCGCGCCATCAACAACGGGACATTTACTGTGCGCTTTCCGGACCCGACTGACCCGACTCTCGCAATCATAAGGACATCAGGCTAATGGCTGACACATTTACATCATTACTACGGCTCGTCCTTCAGGAGACTGGTGGCAACCAGAATGTCTGGGGCGACATCAACAACGCGAGCGCGATCGACCTGCTCGAGGACGCGATCGCTGCTCGCCTGAGCCTCGATGTCACGCCGGCCACCAACCCGGTGACGCTTACCGCATCGAACGGCGCTGATGATCAGGCGAGGAACTCGGTCATTGCTCTGACCGGCGCCCCTGGCGGTACGCGAAACATCATCGTACCGAGTACCGCGAAGCTCTACATCATATCGAACGAGACCGCCGACGTGATGACGATCAAAACCGTCGCCAATGCCGGCGTGGATGTCAGGGCCAACACACGGATCGCGGTGATGGTGGACCCGGTTGCCGATGATGTTTTCGAAATTGGCTTCATTCCCACAGCATCTGAGTCTGAGGCCGGCATCATCCAGATTGCCACCCAGGTCGAGATGGATGCTGGAGTGGACGATACCAAAGCAATCACGCCAGCGAAGTACGAGGGACGCGCATCAAGCGAGGTACTCAGTGGTCACATCAGGAGGGCCACGGCAGCGGAGACAGAGGCAGATACGGCGATCGAGGATACGGCTGCTATCACGCCGGTCAAGCTTGTTGGTCGAACATCAACCGAGGATCGCCTCGGCGTCATCGAACTGGCTACCCAGGCCGAGGTCGATGCCGGTACTGATACGGATCGAGCGGTCACGCCAGCCACACTTGCAGGTCTGCCTTCGCCGGTTGGTATCTTGAATGGATGTAAGGCTTTCAAGACTGCTGGTTTCCGCGTAGCGAGAAATGACACGCCAGATATAGGGCAGGATAGTCCTGGCCCAGGTGATGGGTCCGGCGCCGGCAACGCAGTGGGCGAGTTCATCGTTGATTTTGGTGGAGAAGTCTTCGACACCGATAACTACCACGACATTTCTACCAACAACTCTCGCTTCGTTATTCCTTCTTCTGGAGTCAGTGCTGTCGAGTTCATAATCGGTATGAGGTTCGATGACCAAACCAGCACCCCGCAGACCGGCGGGCTTCACGTTCGCCTGCGCAAAAATGGTGTACTCAATGGTGCGGTCGATTCTATATTCGTCGTCACGCACAACGCCGCTGATCCGGGGTGGATACCGTGGAATACAGATGGGCTTGGCATGGCGACCCAACAAAATGGTAATCCGTCAGGTCAGGCTGCCACGCAGCAGTGGATGTCCGGGACAATCTTTGTCGATGGGGATGACTTCATAGAAGTTGCCATACTATCGCAGGCCGGTTTTCGAGACATACCTCCAAACGGGATTTGGGCTGAAATGAGGGTACTAGGATGAGAACGGTAATACTTCCGCCAGGGTCGCGTAGAAATGCCTTTAACTGGTTTATTGGCAACATCAATGGCCACAATCAAATAGAAGCCAACAACGAATTTGGTGTCCTGGACAGCGCTATCACTCAGGCCGCGCTGGATCAAAAGCTCATTGACTACGCGGCAGACCTGGCACAGGTGCATTCAGATTACGATGTTTTCCTGGCAGACACCGCGGATGAAGAATTCAAAAAAAGAGACGTCGATAACAATGCCGGGGTGACTGCGCTCATCAAGGTCATGGTCGATGAGTTGAACACGCTACGCGCCATAGAAGGCCTTCCGAATTTGGTTTTCGGCCCGGTGAATGCGGACGTTAGAAGTCGAGCAAAGAAACCATAAACCAGCATGAGCAGACTGCCTGACATCCCGCTCGATTTCCTCCCCGGCATCATGACCGAGGAGACAGACCGTGGCGCGAAGGGTCGATTCAAGGACGGCAACAAGATCCGCTTCAGGAAGCGGCTGCCCGAGAAGCTCGGCGGCTGGATACTCAATTCTCTGGGTACCGAGGTCGACGGCATCAGCGAGGAGCTAAGCCAGCAGCGCACCGCGAATGCCGGCTACTCTGCTGGGGCCGCGGCGATCGTTCTTGATATAGCGGTGACTTGCCTCGATCTGGATCCGGTCTGGCTGTTCGATGATTCCCTGGTGGGCGGTCTCGGCGGCCGTACCATCGACGATGTGACCGCGCTCCAGGATGAGTTCGTGTTCGACCTGGATTCTGCGGTCACGGCCACAGCCGGCGATGCGTTCATCATCAGCTACCCGGAAGAGTTCGGTGGCGGCGCCAACGTCAACAGTGGCGGAGTCAAAGACTCTGAGACAATCATGGTCTCGGTCCCGGTGACAAAGTACCTGCGCGAAGGAACGGTCGTTCGATTGCTGACAAATTCCGGCGAGCAGATCAATTCGCTTGGCGTTAACCATTCAACTGGCGCGACTGTATTCACGCTGACCGATCCCCTGATCGATGATATCCAGGCCGGCACGCCGAACGTATTCTTTTATGCCGATGAGTCTTTCATCAGGAGCGACACCGAGAGCTACGTCGTGCGGTTTTTGAATCTCGACATTGTGGCTGACACCGAGGTCATGCTCACCGAGTCGTTGCCTGAAGACGCCGACGGTTTCGATATCGATATCCGGCCATTCCAATTGACTGGCTGCGACGGCAACCAGGGCAACGTCACATCGCTCGATATCCTGCCGGTCACGGACTTTGCCATCGGCGCTCCGGCAGCATTCCCTGATGGCCTGGTGATCCTGCCGGCGCAGAATATAGTGCAGACCTGCTACCTCGGGGTGGCCAGAGCGCTGTGGGATTGGTCCAGCCTGGACAGCCAGAAGTGGCTGGCGATCGGCACCAATCTGAAGCTTTACATTGTCAACAACAGCGAACTGTTCGACATCACGCCGTTCGCTCAAGAAGGCACCCTGATTGATCCGTTCGATACCGACATCACCGGGGCGTTCGATCCAGATGGCGGCGATGATCCGACCTTCATCCAGGTCACAGACACGGCCCACGGGGTTGCGGTCGGCAACTTTGTGCATTTCGAGAACGCTGATCTCGTTGGTGGCATCGATCTCAATGACGAGTTTCGGGTCGAGTTCATCGTCGATGCCGATATGTACATCATTCGCAATGACATACCGCCAACGTCGACCGAGAACGGTGGAGGGACCGTCGACTTTCAGTACGAAATCCAGGCCGGCTTGCAAGACACCACAACACTTCTGGGCTACGGTACCGGTGCCTATGGCCTGGGCGCCTATGGCATCGGCAGTTTTGTAGCCGGCGCCGGAATCTTGGGCAATCTGAGAACCTGGTCGCTG